TTGCTCTACATTGTGTTACAGTCCGGCTGGCTTGTCTGGAAATGGTTCCATGCCATAAAAGATAAGAAGAATGAAGCACAATCTTCCAATAGTTAAAGTAGTTTGGGAAGATGCCTGCCACGACACTCTGGGTTGGGGTGATAGCCCAGAGAAAGCCAGGGAATTTCAAGTTCCGCTTGTTGTTTCTGTAGGGTTCTTGTTAGCAGAGACCAAGCAGGGCGTGAAAATTTGTCAGTCATTGACTGACGACGCAATTGCTCAGTCTTTGGTCATTCCTCGAAAGATGATCCAGAGCATCGAGCGAGGGGCTTGGCGGTGCGTAAAAAATCAGAAGATGAAGAGTTCATCAAAGTCTGGCAAGAGTTAGGCAGTCCAACAAAGATTGCAGATCGCATAGGTCTTGCCCTTCGTAATGTATACGAGCGACGAAGGGCGATTGAGAAAAGATACAACATTCTTCTACCAACAAAAGACGGTCGTTTCACCATACCAGAGAATCGCAGGCGAGCAACCTTAGAAACCGAAGGTTATGTCCTTGTCTTTAGCGACGCTCACTTCATGCCTGGGGAGCCTTCTGTAGGCTTCAAAGCACTCTTAAAACTCATCAAGACCTTAAAGCCTAAAGCGGTCATTGCAAACGGCGACATCCTTGATGGCGGGACTATTTCCAAGTACGGCGCGATGGACTGGGAGCCCGTTACAAGCCTTCGTGACGAGCTAGAAGCAGTCCAGTGGCATATGGATCAGATCGTGAAGGCTTGTAAGGGTCTAGGAACCTTCCTGCATCGAACGACAGGCAACCATGACATCCGGTTTGACAAGAGGCTTGCAGGCGCGGTTCCTGAGTTCAGAGGTATTGGCGGAACATGTCTTAAAGATCATATTCCCGAATGGTCTGTAAGTTGGTCGGTCATGGTCAACGATCTTTGCATGATTAAGCACAGGCTCCAACACGGAGGTATCCATTCGGGTTATAACAACACGTTGAAAGCAGGTATCTCGACAGTCTCAGGGCATACTCATCTCTTGGAGGTCAAAGGATGGGGCGACTATAGAGGAAGAAGATACGGAGTCTCTACAGGGATGCTGGCCGATCCTGAAGGAAACCAGTTTGCTTATATCGAGGATAATCCGGTTCCCTGGTGCTCAGGCTTTGCTGTCTTGTGTTTCAAAGATGGTCTACTCTTGCCTCCAGAACTCGTAGAAGTCATCGAGGGTACTGCTTACTTTAGGGGAACGGCAGTTGGCTAACTTTGAACAAGCGTACGACAAGATGATGGAGGACGAAGGAGGTTACGTTCTTCATGAAGTCCAAGGCGACCGAGGTGGTCAGACCTATGCGGGTATCGCTCGAAAGATGCACCCTAAATGGGAGGGCTGGCAGCATATTGACTACCAGGAAACGCCTCCAACACAGTTAGTCCGAGACTTCTACAAAGAGAACTTTTGGGACAAGATCAAAGGCGACGATTTAACGCATGACGTTATAGCATCGTCGATCTTTAACTTTGCTGTTAACGCTGGCGTTCCGGTATCCATCAAACTTGCCCAGATATGCGTCAAAACGGCCCCAGATGGCGTGATCGGGCCCAAGACCATATCAGCACTCAACCAATCGAATCCTGAGCTCTTCGTGGCTTATTTCGCGCTTGCAAAGATCGCTCGTTATCGTGACATTGTGACGCGGGATAGAAGCCAACTTAAGTTTCTCCTTGGTTGGGTGAACAGGACGCTTAAGCTATGAACCTGTTAGGAATCTCTTCCATCGTTGATTCGGTCGGTAAGGTCATCGGAGACTTGCACACGTCCGACAAGGAGCGCATGGAGCTCGAACTCGAGGCCAAGCGTATCGACCAAGCGATAGACCTAGGTCAAATGGAAGTCAACAAGGTCGAAGCTGCCAATCAGAACCTGTTCGTTGCTGGCTGGAGACCTGCTATCGGTTGGGTGGGTGCTGGAGCGATGTTCTACCAGTTTCTTCTTTATCCGCTTTTAGTCTGGGCATGGACTTGGATGCAGGCAGAGCAGATCGTTCCGCAAGAGGTAAAGCCTCCTCCCATGTTGGATACCGACGCTCTATGGGTTATTTTGAGCGGTATGCTTGGGATCGCTGGGATGAGGAGTTTCGAGCGCGTGAAAGGTGTTGTTCCTCCGGCTAAGTCTTAGGCCTTTTATGCTGGGCAAATATCTCGTCTCGTACCATCTGGCCAATCTTGTCACCGTGTACTTTGTCGATCTTCTCAATGATCGGAAGCCGTTTGCTTTTAGCTAACTTTAAGATCATCTTCGCCCAGTCCTGAACGACAAACGGCAGTGCACTTTCGTACGCTGCCGCTATCTCCTCAACATCAGAACTTTTAACCTGCTTGATAAGGTTGATCCACGATTCCACGGATCGACCACTCCTTAAACGCTTTGTGCTTTGCCATTGTGTCCGGACAATGTGTGGACGGTGGAATCCATCCGTGTTCCCTCCATATTTCCTCGACGGGTCTGAAGTTTTCTGTCCTCGTCTGATTCTCGATTAACTCTTTCCAGTTGCTCATAGTAAGCCTTTCGGGAACGGATAGACCGCATCCTCGTGAGGAGTTCCTGGCCGTGGTGCATTGAAGAACCTCCGTTTTTCCAACTCTGTAGGCTTCCAAAAACACTCTGGAGCCTCAGACTTGATAATGTGAATGATCCTCTCAAGTACGGGAGAGTCATCGGAAATGTTTGCTGGTCTTTTAGCAAACGCCTTTTTTAGCATGGTTTGGTGGTGTACGCTTAACATATCAAAATGGCACTGAATCGTCGTCATCGACTTTGGTTGATCTTACTTCCTCTTTTGCTTGGAACTTTAGCCCAAGATACTTCCCGTCGGAACCCTCGTTAACCCATCCTGAGATCCAAAACTCGACCCCGTTAATCATTGCTGAACCTCGGTAATCTGGGTGTACATCCTTCTCCTTCTTCTTGTTCTTGCTGATACTTCCTGTTAGTTCTTTTGGCATAGCTTTTCTTCCATTTGAGTAACTTCGTTGAGAAAGGCAACCAGATCAGCCTCAATCTTGGTTAACTCTTCCGGCTTTGGCTCGTAACGTACGACGAATAGTTGAAGATGTTCAGGAAGCCTTGGGTCGAACGAAACAAAGTCGCACCAAGTCCTACCTGTCACGAGCATTTGAGTAAGCATTTGTGGCTTGTATTTGGTGGGAACCTCCTTAGCTAAAAGATAATCAACGTGGGTGTTTGAGTTAGGGCACTTGATCTCGATCAACCCTGACCCTGCAAAGCCGTCAGGGGACGCTCCAAGCCACTTTATCGACTTGTGGGTATGAAACCCTGTCTGCTCGACAAAATGCCCTGTGTGAACCTCGTAGGCTGCTCTGGCGACAGGTTCTTGTTCTGTGCCCCATTGCATATAAGTATTTGTATAAGAATCACTTTGCAGGCCCGTCAGACGCTCTGTAACGAGTTGAATCTGATAGTTCCTACGCGTAGCCGTTCCTGCCTTTGCAAGCGCGTCTGAGGCTCTGCTAGCGGTTAGGTGGCCTAACCTTGCCTTAAACCAATCGTCAGTTCTTTGTTCCATGTTGCACCTTTAATATCCCTCGTTCGATCATTGCTTGCATTGTGTTGATGTACGCTTGGTTCCAGAAGTCTCGTCGTTCTTCACGAGACATTTCTTTTCCCTGGTCTAAGTATGAGTGGCATTTGTAGCAAAGAGATGCTACTAAAGCATCAGAGACTTTGATGCCCATACCTTTGCCTTGATTCCTGTGGGCAGCGACTACAGTCCCGTCCTCACAAAAACATGATCCGCAAGGCATATTTCTACAAGCCTCGAGCAACTTTTTGTTGGTGTACATTGATCTTCCTTAAGTCAAGTTCAGCGTCCTTCATCTCGTCTGTCCAGACTAAACCCTTCTCGATTGCGTACTGCAATAGTTGCTCTACAAGATCCGAGAACTCAGACACGGTAAGCGAAGCAGTCGATGGTTCAATCTCTTTGACTTGACCTCCAGGAAGTTCAACAACACGAGATGGTAGAAACCTCGTCTTAGCCCACTCATGCCAGATGTCCTGGGTGTACTTCTGGCCCATAAGCTGTTCCGCGCAAGCTGTCAGGATCGACCAATAGAACCGATTCTGAGCCGCTGTACGTGGTGGCTTGGAGATAGTTACCATGTAGCCTAATTCAGTGGCTTGTACGGCCTCTATGACCCTCCTACGGTCATTCTCAGTGGTTAGGATTGATCTCATTTCTCAGATACCAGTTGTAGTTTGCTCTAAAGGCTCGTCTCTCGAAGTCAGTGAACTTATCGTGACGCTCTGAGTACATGGCATTGACCATGCGTCTCTTGAACTCTTTGCTGTCAACGTCAAGCCACATTAGATAATTGTCGAGCCCTGACTCGTGGAGGTCTCCGAATAGGAACCTAAGTGCGGTAATTGTGTCGTCTGTTGGTCTCGTTTTGTAGGGTGCTTTGCAAGCATCATCGACTGCTAGCTGGATGACAGACCAAAGCAGTTTCTTGCAACGCTCTGTCTGGATCGAGTCCAGCAGTCCTTCTTCAAATGTGTTTAGGTTCATTTTCTTTTGTAGTAGTAGGCCCAGGATTTCCTGTAGAGTTTTTCTTTCGTTACCAACTTGCGAGCCTCCAGAGCGCGAATCATCTTCAAGGCATTCTGTGGTGTGCAACCAAACTTGTTAGCAAGATCGTTAAGTGACATCCAGTCATCGAGTACTTCTAAGTAAGCCGCTTGTGTTGGCGTTAGCGGTTTAGACTTGTTGAGCATCAACCGTCCAAACTTTTCCACCGACTTCAGGAACTCATCTCGGTGTGAGATGAGAACCCCTGATTGCTTGGCAATAGAGAGAATCTGACTCATTTAATCTCCGTCAGTTCTTTCTTACGTTGTTCTTTGAATGCGTCTATTTGCTTGATAGCCTCAGGATCGTTCTTGAAGACCTTGTACGCACTTGTAAATGCTGCCTTCAAGTCGTCAACTGTTTTCGCCTCTAAGATCGTTTTTATGTGGTCGTCTACGGAAGGCTTATCTTCATCTGGTAGATCCTCTCCAGCGTAGATGTAAAGCCCGATACCGTGGAGACTGATAGCTTTAGCTAGACACCTTTGCATCGCCGTATTGACCTGAAAAGCGTCAGGGTTAGAGATCGCTTTGTTACGGTGATCCATGACAGGCAGTTGTGCAGTGCGAGAGACACCGAACGCTTTAACCTCGCAAAACACCATAACCGTGTCATTCCAGGTTTGGTAAGGCTTGTACTCCCATGTAGCGGTCGGATCGTGTTGCAACAATGTATCTACAGCCCAAGCCCATGAGAGGTAAGAAAGGCCGTTTTTCTTCTCGACCTTCTCGGTTACGTTGATCTTTCTAAGTTCGTTGAATTTCATGCTTGGCTCCTTTATTTGATGAACAGGTAGAGCAGTGTTCCGTAGCAAATCCCTAATGCTGTGCATAAGATCCAGTCACTCCTCGTCGGCTTGTACTTGGTCAAGTTCAAATTCCTGTTGTTCCAACTGTTGTTGGTAGTCATTTTGTTCCCTCTCTCTGTCGTATTCGTAAAGTTTTCTGTCCAACCAAGCATCGTAGTCAACGCTCATGGTGCTTCCTTTGTGTAGATCGTGCAGAACTGTTCTACGTTAGCTGCAAATACAATCTCGTTGATCTTGATGTTGTAGTCGTCGTAAAAATATTCCTTGATGA